ATGAAGAACGCAGTTGTCCTCCTGTCCGGCGGCATGGATTCCGCCGCCGTCGTCGCCATGGCCCGCGAGCAGGGCTTCGCCGTGCACGCCCTGAGCGTCCGATACGGCCAGCGCCACACCTCCGAACTGGATGCCGCCGCCGCAGTGGCCAAGGCGCTGGGCGTGGCCGCGCACAAGACCGTCAACGTCGACCTGCGCAGCATCGGCGGTTCGGCCCTGACCGACGACATCGACGTGCCCGAAGCGGGCGGCGAGGGCATCCCGGTCACCTACGTGCCGGCCCGCAACACCATCATGCTTTCGGTCGCGCTGGGCTGGGCCGAAGTGCTCGGCGCCAACGACATCTTCTGCGGCGTCAACGCGGTGGACTACTCCGGCTATCCGGACTGCCGCCCCGAGTTCATCAGCGCCTTCCAGACCCTGGCCAACCTGGCCACCAAGGCCGGCGTGGAAGGGGCGGGCATCCAGGTGCACGCCCCGCTGCAGTTCCTGAGCAAGGCCGACATCGTGCGTGAAGGCGTGCGCCTGGGCGTGGACTTCGGCCTCACCGTCTCCTGCTACAACGCCGACGACACGGGTGCGGCCTGCGGCCACTGCGACGCCTGCCGCCTGCGCGCCCAAGGCTTCGCCGACGCCGGCGTGCCGGACCCGACCCGCTACGCCTGATCGTGACGCGCCGGGGTACGCCTGCGGCGCAAGATGGGTTAGAATGCGCACCCCCGGCGCGAAGTCGGGGCATGCAATGGGCCGTTAGCTCAGTCGGTAGAGCAGAAGACTTTTAATCTTTTGGTCGATGGTTCGAATCCATCACGGCCCACCAGCATTACCAAGGCTTCGGAGCGATCCGGAGCCTTTTTTTCGCTCCGCAATTTTTGGGGCCGCTCCGCAATCGACTGGAATCACGAGGGCATGGCGGCCTGCGGTCACCTCGTCGGCGTGGTCAATGCGCCCTTGCGTTTCCGCACGTAGATCTCGGTGGTGGTCACCGACTGATGGCCGAGCTGCTGCTGCGCCTGCCTGATGTCGCCGGCCGAATCGGCCTTGTCGGTACCGGCCTTGGCCCGCAGGTCGCGGAACTGGAAGGCGTCCTTCTCGATGCCCGCGCGCTCGCGCGCACGGTCGAAGCGGTAGCGCAGTGCATCCTTCCCGATCGGCAGCCAGTCCTCACCCAGCAGCAGCCGCGTGCTGATCGGCGCACCCTCCGGCGGCTTGCGTGCCAGGAGCCGGTCGATCAGCACCTTCAGCTCGCCGGTGATCGACAGCTGGATGGGTGCGCGGGTTTTCGCCTGGCGGAAGCTCAGCACGCCGTTCTTGATGTGGCGCCGGTCCAGATCGCGCACGTCTGCCGGTCGCTGACCGGTGAGGTAGGCCAGGTCGATCGCATCGCGCAGCACCTGATCGGCGGCGTCGTACACCGCCTGCAGCACCTCGTCGTCCACGTACACGTCGCGCCCTCGCTCGCGGTTGCGGTTCACGCCGGCGCAGGGGTTGGGCAGGTCGGTGTAGCCCTTCTTCCGGCACCAGTTCCACAGGTGCGAGAGCAGGGCTTTCTCGCGGTTCGCGCTGACCTTCGCCTTGCGCCACTGCAGGTAGTTGAAGACGTGCACGGGGCGGATCGCTTCCAGTGGGCCAGGCGGATCGTCGAAGAACCGCAGCAGCGTATCCAGCTCGCGCAGGTTCACGGTTTGGGTGCCGGGCGCCTTGGTGGGTATGACCTCGGCGCGGTAGCGGTCAGCAGCCTGCCGGAAGGTCAGCGCGGCGCCGGCGGGAATGGTGCTGGCATGCTCGAGCTCGGCCCATGCCTTGATGGCCAGGCCGTAGTCGCTACCCAGCGGCGTCTCTTTCCGAGGCTTGCCGCCGTGGTCGTAGTAGTAGTGCACCACGCCGGACTTCTGCCGGCGCCTGCGGAACCTGGGGATCGCCCCGGGGTTGGTCGGCTTCCTTCCCATCACGCTGCCTTGTTCGGTTTCCATTCGGCCGGCGCCTTCTTCGGCTCCGGGGTTCCCTCGATCGCGGACCACAGCACCACGGGCCAGCCGTGTGCGTCGAGATAGTGCCTGATCCCGTTCTGGATCAGGAACGCAGCCTGGCGCTTCCGCTGCGGCGTGCGGCACAGGTCCTTGATGTCGTCGCGGGACAGGTAGGGGCTGTCGGCCATGCTGATTTTCTCCTGTTACTTCGTGGCCACGGCAGCGCGCAGCTGCTCGGCAGCCTGGTGTGCGGCGTCGCGCAGTGCCAGGTTCTCCGCGCGCAGGCGGATCACTTCATCTGCAGCCAGCACCAGCTGCTCGCGCAGCATGTCCTTGGCCGGCTGTTTCATGCGGCGCGGTTGGCGGGGGAAGAGCTGCGGGTTCATGCGATGGCTCCCAGTGGTAGACCCGGCTGTGCAATCCGGATGCGCGCCTCGGCGATCGCGGCGTATTCGGGATTCAACTCGCAGCCCACCCAGCGGCGCCCAAGGCGCTCTGCGACCACCGCCGTCGTGCCTGCGCCCATGAAGGGGTCAAGGACCACCCCCCCGGCAGGCGCACCGGCCAACACGCAAGGTTCGATCAGGCGCTCCGGGAACGTCGCGAAGTGCGCCTCTTTAAAGGGCATGGTCGGCACCGTCCATACGCTGCGCTTGTTACGCGAGGCAATGTCGAAGGTGTCTTCCTCGCGGTCGGAGCGGTGCTGGGCAGCCGATTGGCCAGGCACCACGTGGTCCGCGACCTTGCCAGCTCGAGCAAAGGTGTCCCGCTTCGACCGCCCGCCGACCGCTTTCATCGCACCGTTGGTTTTCCCCGGGACACGGTCGCTGCCGGCTTGGCCATCCAGGTTCTGTGCCCACCTGGCGACGCTGCTCGGTGCTGCCTGCTCACGGATTGAGTTCTGGTCGTAGTAGTAATCGGACGACTTGCTCAGCAGAAACAGGTATTCATGCGCTTTCGTGCAGCGGTCCTCCACGCTCTCGGGCATCGGGTTCGGCTTCGACCAGATGATGTCCTGGCGCAGATACCAGCCGTCCTCCTGCAGCGCAAAGGCAACGCGCCACGGGATGCCCATCAGGTCCTTGTGCTTCAGCCCGTCCGGGATGCGCGCCGAGCGGCGAGCGTGGGCCTGACGGACGGACACGTGGGGCGATAGGCCGCCTTGCAGGCCGGTGGCACCGACACTGCCGTTGGGTTTGCTCGCATAGCTGTCGCCCAGGTTCAGCCACAGGGTGCCGTCGTCGCGCAGCAGGCGCCTCACTTCCCGGAACACTTCGACCAGGCGGCCGACGAACTCGCCCGGAGTGGCCTCCAGCCCGATCTGACCGTCGACGCCGTAGTCGCGCAGTCCAAAGTACGGCGGGCTGGTGATGCAGGTTTGCACGGACCGATCGGCCATGCCGCGCATCACCTCAAGGCAGTCGCCAACGTGGATCATCGGGCACCGCCCGTGGCATGCGCCATCACCTTCAGTGCTTCGGCCATGTCGCCGGCGGACAGGTGGTGCAACGCCAGCCCGCGGGCTTCCCAAAGCCGAACCACGGCCGGCCGCGCCTTGGCCAGGTCCACGCCTTCCATGCTGGCCAAGTCGTGCGCAGTGCGCTGCACCGCGTCGCCGAAGTCGAGTGCCAGATCAGCCATGGGCCACCGTCCGGCGCCAGCACCACCGCAGCGCTGCCACGGCCGCGCGCCAGATCGTGGCCACCAGCCAGAACGCCAGCCAACCGATCAGCAGCAGGAACCCGGCGATCAGGTACTTCAGCGGGTAGAGCATGACGTCGGGCATCAGCGCACCTCGCCCAGCTGCGTTCGCAGGTCCTGCGGTGGGGTGGCGTTGGACAGGGTGGGCTGGCTGTCGATCAGGGCCAGCAGACCCGCCAGGCGCTGTCGCTGTGTCCGATCCTTGATCGGCACTTCCATTGCCATTTCTACTGCCTCACGGACCTGGCCCAGGTCGATGCCCTGAGCGGGAGGGGCGGCATTCAACAGCCCAGCAACATCTTCGGCTTTCACAATGCTCAGCGACTCGGAGCATTCAATGCAGCCAAGCACGAACACGCAACCCACGTCGTGGGTATTGAGCTGCCCCTGCTGCACGGCGTTGAGAATGCGCACATGTGAGAACCATTCCAACTCGGTGCTGCCGCACTCCTTGCAGTGGGTCGGCGCGCCAGGAACTGCTGCATTACTGATCTCGGTGTTCATGCTGCCACTCCCATTGCGGCAAGGTTGATTTCATCCACGCGATCGCGCAGCTGGTGGCAGGCGTGCCGCAGGGCCACGGCAATGTCGGCGCGGCGGTCGCGGGCCGGGTAGAAGTTCAGGATCGACATGTGCAGCGCGCCCTTGTGGTCGCGGCGGAACAGCCGGTAGGTGACGGTGCCGGTGCTGCCAACGGGGAACCGACCCCAGGAGAAACCGTCGTTGCGCTTCGGCGCGCGGGTGGCTTGCTGGCGGCTCATTCGTTCGCTCCCTTCTTGGCCTTGCGACGGTCGGCGCCACCCTCAACCACCTGGCGGCGGCTGATGGAGGTCGTGTCGATTGGGGTGTTGCCCAGGATCTGGACCTTGCCGCCGCCGCGCTGGAACGCTGCGATCTCGGCGGCCAGCTGCTCGGCCTGCTGCGCCTTCTCGCGCGCGGTGGCAGCGTCGAACACCGGCTGTGCGTGAATGCTGGTCATGCGTGGCTCCGTAGCAGCACGCGGCTCACCGGCCCGTGCCACAGGTTGAAAGCGTTGTTGATGTGGACCTGCGCCGGATCACGCGGGATCGGCGGCAGGGGATCGCGCATGCGGCGCTTGTCGGTGGCGCAAGCGGTGCAGGTGGCGGACTTGCCGCGCTTGCCGTCGCTGGCGAACTGCTCCAGGCGCAGGCGGCGCTCACAGCTGGTGCAGCGCTTCTTCATGCCGACAGCTTCCTGCGGCTGCACAGCGCCGCCCAGGTGAGGGGGAAGGGGCCACGCTTGGCGCGGTCGTATGCGGTCTTGATGGGTACGCCCGCGCGCTTCGCGATCTGGCTGGTGGTCACCAGCTTTCCCTCGACGACGTGCGCGTACAGCGCAGCGCGGGTACGCCCGGCGCGGATCGAGCGTTCCTGGCTGGTGGGGTAGCGCGTGGCGTCCATCAGGCGGCCGCCTTCGCGGGTTCCCGCAGCCCAGCTTCATAGCGGTCGACCATCTGGCTGAACTGCACTAGGTCCGCGCGCATTTCGCTGATGAATGCTTCGTCCCGCTCGAACCGGCGCCACCACAGCTGCTTGCCGACCGGCTCCAGCGCCGGGCAGTACAGCCCGATGTGCCACCAATGCCGACCGGTGATCCACATGCAGCCCTGGGCCTGCTCGAACACCTCGCTGGCGTCGTTGTCGACGTGGAAGGTGCGCAGCTTCTCCGGGTTGATGAAGCATTTGTACTCGGAGCCTCCGTCGGTACTGATCAGGCCGTCGGCCGAGCAGCCAAACTTCTTGCAGTCGCTGAGCACGAAGCCGGCGCGCTGCACGATCAAACCGGACTGCACCTCGTGCTCGGCCCGGGCGGCTGGCTCCAGGTCCTTGCCACGGCGCATGGCGAACGTCTCGAAACCTTCGTCCAGCGGCTCACCGCTGATGCGCTCAATGGCCAGGCGGAACGCGTAGTTCTTGGCCTCTTCGCTGTAGTCGCCCACGGGCTCGCCGCGCAGCGCCTTTTCGATGATCGCGGACTTCGGCAGCACCTTGTACCCGGCCGCAGCCGCTGCCGCCTTCTCGGGCGTGCCAGCGCGCACAGCGGCAACGTACTGGCTCTGCCGCTCGTCAAGCTCGCCCACGCGCTTGCGGGCCGTGCTGAACATGCTAGCGGTGATGACGCCGGCGCGGGCACGGTGCCACTCGAGGCTGCCCTGGTCGCAGGGATAGAGGATCATGCCTGCGCCTCGCTGCTCTCGACGTCGACCACCTCGGCACCGGCCTTCTCGGCCTCAGCCTTGAGCGCGTCCAGGCCGGCACCGCCGATCATCTTGCGCTGCTGCGGGGTCAGCCTCCCCCACGATTCGGAGAGTGCTTCCATGCCGGCCGTGGCGATGTCCTGCAGGCTGGCGTACAGAGCGCGGCGCTCTTCGGTGTCCTCCGGCGGCGGAAGCGCGGCAGCGCCCACGACTTGGCCACTCAGCACCGCCAATCCCTCGTCGCCCTCGGTATTGAGGTGGTGGATCGCGGTGGCCAGACGCTCGGTCTTTGGCCAGTACTTGTACTCGCGCTTGACCACCGTCTTCTTCGCCATTTCGCCCCAGTCGGTCAGCCACGGGCACGACTTCTGCTTCGAAATCCATGCCTTCCACGCAGCCGAGCGGTCGCGGATCTCATTGACCTGATCGACCGACATTGCCCCGGTGAGGTAGTCCCCGTCGGCGGTCTTCACCACCACGTAGACGCCAACGATTTCGCCCCGGTCCTTGGCGAACGGGTCGCGTCGGTGCGTGGGCTGCTGGTCGATCCCGTTCATAACGAACGTGTCGTTTTCGTAGACCAGCTCGGCTTGGCCCCAGCGGATCGACCCGGAGTCGATGGCCAGGTCCATCAGCCCCATGTAGCTGATGTCCAGGCAGATCTTGCCGTCGCGCGGGACCAGGTATGCCTGCTTCTTCGCCGGGTTCAGGCTGATGCCGATGGCCGCGATGTTGACCACGGCGTTGATGACCGACTGCCGGTTGCTGTTGGCAATCTTCATCGCGTAGTCGTTGCCGTACAGCGCCTGCAGCGCAAACTCGGCTTCGCGGTCGAAGTTGATGGAGCGGTCGGTCAGCACCGAGACGAAGGCGTCCTTGGTGCCGTATACCGAGTCATCGATGGTGGCCATCTGGTTCATTGGTGCCTCGCGGTGGGATAGGTGCCCGGCTTTCGGAGCCGCTGCCGGGCGAGCGGTCGCATCCCTGCGGGGTTCAGTAGGGCTTTTCGACCTTGCCTTGGTCTTGCAGACTCTTGACCCGGAAAAGCTCGTTGAGGATCACGTCCATCTGCTGGCCGATCTGGTTACGAAGACCGTCCTTCAGGGCGCCGGTCACATTCAGGGCGCTCTGCTTCATCGCGGCGCTGAAGTCCTCGGCGCAGATCGTGGTCATCAGGTACTCGGCGCGCGTCACGCTGGAGTAGTCGCTGGTCGACGGCTTGCCAGTTTTGGCATCAACCTTGGCAGACCAGTAGCCGCTCACGATTTTCTCCAGCTGCTTACGGACGGTGGTGGACGGGCCGTCGGGCTGACCCCACTGCGTCACACGCTGGTACTCTTCATCGAAGGCGTTGTTAACAGCAGCATCAATGGCGACCTGGATCTGTGCTTCGACGCGATCCACGAAAATGGCGTTGATGCGCCGGCCCACTTCCTTCGCAACGATGCCTGACAGGTCTTCGTCGTTCCTGACGAGCTGGTCTGCGGCTTTCGCGACAATCGCGGCCTGCAGCTCTTCTTCGTTGATATTCAACATGGCAATTCCTTGTTCTCGGGGATAGGTGCCGGCTTGGGGAGCCCCGGCCGGCGCGGGGTGGTGCTGCCCGTGGGGAGCGGGCAGCGGGGAGAAGGAGGGTCTGCGCCGGGTGCCACAAATTCAAAGCCCGGAGGATTCGCTCGCAGCCCCGTGGTGGTTACGCGGCGGCGGTCAGGTCTTCCTGCACGGGCTTGTCGCCCTTGCTCTGGTTCAGCGGCGACACCAGGGTCAGCTGCACTTCGTTCTTGATCTGCTCGCACAAGGCACCGGCTTCAGCCTTGGTCGGGTGGAACACGGCGCTGAAGGTCAGCTGCAGCGTTCCGCCTTCGAGGGGTTCGAAGGAGAGCTTCTTGAGCGTCACGTCTTTGATGACCAGGGGATCGGTCAGGCCCAGGCCACCGCCGATCAGCAGGGAGTAGCCCGGGTATTCCTCGTCCCACGGCAGCGCGCCCAGCTTCGGGAACTTGACCGCCGTCAGGCCGTCGCTACCGTCGATCAGGTCCTGCTGCTCGCCCTGCGCGGCCTTGCGGTACAGCGCCTGGCGCAGGCCCTTCTGGAAGTAATCCAGCACGCTGCTGCTGACGGCCACGACCAGTTTCAGGTCGCCTGCCAGCTTGTTCTCGTCGCCATGCCGCTCGGCGCGAGGGTTGAAGTTGGCGACCTTGGCGGTCGCGTCGTTGAGCTCAAACATCGGTGGTGCCTCTCGTTGAGCCGGCCGCGCCGGCGGGGAAGATCAGGCCGGCCAGACCAGCAGCCAGCCCAGGTAGGCCAGCAGCGCGTACGCGGCGAGGAAGGCGAGGAAGTCGGTGCGGTTGCGGCAGCCGGTGCGGGTGAGGAGGTCACGCATCGCTGTCTTCCTCCGCGCAGATCCCGTGGATCGCTTCGTGGCTGTTGATCTCGATGTCCGCGTTGCCCAGCAGCAGGCCGTCCATGCGGATCTCGGTTACGACCAGACCCGCGATGCCGGGTGGTTCAATAGGCGGCAGGCCCTGCTGCATCCCCTTGATGAAGTCGGTGTCGTTCATCGCGCAGCCCGCCGCGACAGATGGCAATCGACGGCCTCCGTGATCTTCGCCATCGTCAGCGGGTAGTCGGCAGAGAAGCGCTCCACGCAGTGGGCCCAGTACTCCGTGTCGATCTGCCAGGAGTGCGGGTAGTCGATCTCCGCCCGGATCAGCGCGGTCTTCACCTTCGGATCGAGAGCATTGGGGAACGGAATGTGGTTCGTTTTGATTTCCAACACGATGGGCAAGATTCCCCAACAGCTGCGCAGCGCGCCGCCGTTCGCTTCTGCGAGCTTGAGCGCAACCTCCATGGCAGCGTCCGTGAGCGGCACGAACGTGTGGCCGTTCGCCATCTTGTGGCTGGTGGCGCGGAGGCGTTCGCGTTCCTCCTGGTATGCCTTAGTGTTGAGGTCGTCTTCGGTCGGCTCGCGGCGAAGCGTCTTCGCCAAGTGCAGGCCAAATTCACTGCGCAGGCCGTTGGTCAGAACATCGGAAAGCCCCGCCACATCAGCGGCCCACTCCGCAGGAACAGCGAAGGTGTCCGTGCAATAGGTGCAGTCGAACTCGTCATCGACGCTGCCTTCCCAGCCCGGCGCGCGGCGCATGGCCAGGTTCGGGTAGTCTTCGCGGTTGCCGCCACCGGTGCGCGTATACACCTCGATCTTCTGATCGGTGAACGAAACGTCGCGCAGGCGCTCAACGTCGTTCTCCCGCAGGCCGATCACAGCCAGCAGCAGGGAAGAGTGCGGGTTCTTGCCGAACAGCATGTTGTAGAGGCTCACTTGAGGATTCCTTGGCAGATGACGGCGAAGAGGACTCCCAGGCAGAAGGCAAGGAAGTAGGCAGCCATCGTCTTGATGGCGAAGTAGTGTGCGGCGCGGTCGTCAGCGGTCATGCGACACCGCCATTGGCGCGGGTGAGAGCAGCTGCCCGGCGTGCCGATGCTGCTTTCATGCGCTCATACACGGCTTTTGGAACGGATGCGCCGTCGTCGTCGTAGGAGGCAGATTCGTCGTGCTCGGCGCTCGCAACATCGAATTCTTGATCTGCGGCAATCAGTTCTGCGAGCTGGGTTTCGCGCGCGGCAACAGCGTCCGCCGCTGCGCGCAGCAGCTCGGCGTGGTGTGCGGCTTCCCCGCTCAACCACGTTCCCGCCCAGCGCAGCACGGATTCCGGGTCCGTGCTGATCAAATCGCGATGTGGGTACAGCTTCCTGGCGCTCATGCCGCCACCTGCTGCACTGCCTGTTCGAGCAGCTGCTCGTCGATCGCGGCGGCTTCGACCTTGGCCAGCTCGTACAGCTTGGCCAGCAGCGGCGAGTCCAACAGGTCCGCCGGGTCGGTGTGGTGCAGCTGGTGCAGCGCCAGCGTCACGTCCGTGTAGTGGTCGCCATCGAAGGTGCCAGCGGTCCACTGCTCAGCCTCGCGGCACGCTGCCGGGTCGTTGATCAGGCTGCGGGCCAGATCGGCGGCTGCTTCGCTGGCCAGGTCGCCGGATTCGTCCTCGCTGAGGTTGTCCCAGGAGAGCTGCGCGGCGCGGCTGATATCTGTGTCGGTATGGAGCGACATGGTCTCGACCCGTTGGATGGCCCGGAGTGGGCCGACGGGGAGAGTAAATCATCGGTTACTTAACGAAGTCAACGAAAAGTTACTTTCTGGGCGAACGTTTTACTGAACGGCGCACAATTCGTTCAGTTTTGGTCGTCTATGGACCGCTGAACTGTGTCTGCGCGGATCGCGTCGATTGCCTGCTGCTGGCCCTCCAGCATCGCGGTGCATTTCTCGCCCTCGCTGCGCAGCCACTCGGCGTCTGATGCTTCTTCCATTGCTGAAGCTCGAAGTGCGGCAGCCTCTCTGCGCGGAGCGATCAGGGGCAGCCAAGTGCCATACCTGACCGGCTTGCCCCCAGCAACCACGTGGGTCTGTGCGTGGAGCCACAGGGCGGCCGTCTGAGCACCGTTCCCCAGATTCCTCAATTGCTCAGCCGCCGCCGGGTGACCCGCCTTCGCTTGGGTGCTGGACATGTAGTCCCAGAAACCAGCGCAGTCAGCATAGATGCGTGCCGCTTCCTCGGTTTCTTTCTTCACCTCGGCTATCTCGTCGGCGGTGGGCGACGAAGCGAGGGCAATTGCTAGCAGCGCGGAGATAATTCCCATTGGTCACCCGTACCGAGAGCGAAGGAGGCCGGCGTCCTCAAAGGCCACACCGTCACGCATGCAGTCTTCGGCGCGTTCGAGGTCCTTGTGCAGCTGGATCAGGTCGTCGTCCGGCAACTGCTCGATGCCGGTGTAGCCGAAGCAGGCCTGGTCGATGACCATCTGCATGGGGTGCCCCCAGCGCCGGCGGAAGTGGCGAATCATCCTGCAGTGGGACTCACGCAGCACCACGTCCATGCGGAAGTCCTCGCGCTCGGCTGCCGGCGTGTTCTGCACGACGTGCAGGGTAGGGCGCTGCTGCGCCTGTCCCCGAAGAGCGGCGGTCCTAGCCGCCAGCCGCTGTGCGAGTTCCTCGAACTTGTCCTTCTGCATCCTGTGAGCCCCTGATTCGCTTTGCCAGAACCTTCGTCAGGTCGAAGACGTTCTCCTGGCGCACTTCCGCGCCGAACTCTTCGACCACCTCAAACGCCGTCTCCAGCAGAACTTCGTCACTGATCCACTCCGGTGGGTCACCGGTGAAATCGAGGTAGTGCCGAAGCAGCAGGACCGACGCGGCCATCTTGCTGAAGTCCGGTCGCTCAGACTGAGACGGGCTGGCGACCGCCGCATTGCGCGGTCCATCGCCGGATGAAAGCCACCTGGCGCTGACACCAAAGTGCCGCGCCCACTCAGTCAGGAAGACGCCGTTCGGCGTCTGGTTCTGGCCCTTCTCCAGCCGACCCACGTACTGCTTGGACGTGCCGACGATGTCGGCCATCTGCTGTTGGGTCAGCTGAGCGGTTCTACGCAGCTCTTCGAGTCGGGCGCCAATAGTCATGTAACGAATGATTGACGGAAACGGGGAAATCATGGTTGACTGCCGGCAGTAACCAATGATTTACTGCCGGCATGAACCCGACCCTCACCGAAGCAAAATCCGCCCTCGGCATCGAGACCAACGCCGAGTTCGCCCGTTTCCTTGGCCTGCCGCGGCAGTCGATGACCGGCCGAGACGAGGGCAAACCCATCCCCGATGCGTGGTGCTGGAAGGCCGCGCAGAAGCGCCCAGACCTGTTTGCGCCCGTGGCCAAGAAGGAACCGGCACGTCGGAAAAAGGCCGTCCCGATCAGCGAGGTGATCTGAATGCTCAAGTCCGCGTTCGCCAAAGGAATCGCCTTGGGCCTTGGCATCAGTTGTCTTTGGCTCATTCCCATGACCTTCGCCCACCTGACCGGAACCGGCCTCATTGGCTACGGCTGCTGCACTGCGGTCGTTCTGGTGATCGCTGCAGTCGTCGCAGAAGTCCGGGCTCGCAAGAGCTCTCCCTGACACCCCCATCTCACCGCCCCCTGGCGGGGAAGGGCACAACTACGCCCGTCCCATTGTCCGGAGGCACCCGCACCGCCTGCTTCACCGGCAGCACGTTCACCTTCCGCCCGACGCGCTCGACGGTGAACCACCTGCCACCGACCCGAATAAGCGACAGGACGTTTGACCGGCCCTGTTGAAGCGACTTCACCACTGGCTGTTCTCCGATTTGGGGAGCGGCCATTTTCAGAACCAAGCAGGGGAATTCGGGGGACGGCACCGTCCCAGGGATTCCCCCCGACCCAGCAAGGGGCATCCATGCGACACCTCAGCATCACTTACCAGGGTGGACTCACCCACACATCCAGGAGCCTGCGAGAGCTGCTGCTGGTGCAGGTCCAGCACCACGGCGGCGTCGTGGCCGTGGCCGGCAAGATGGATCTGGCGCCGTCGAAGCTGTCGGAGAAGCTGGCCGGCGGCGACACGTCGGGCAAACCGCGCGGCATGACGATCGACGAGCTGGAGCGCTACATCAAGGAGACCGGTGACGTATCCCCGGTGCACTACCTGGTCGAGAAGTTCCTGACCTGCCCGGACGCCCAGCATGCCGAGGCCATCGCCCAGTTCACCAACTTGGCCAGGGCGATGGCGCCGCTGGCCCAGAGCCTCGGAATCAAGTGGCCATGAGCACGATGATCATGTCGCAGTGCTGGCCGCTGCAGATGCCTCCCACCCCAAAAGCCGTGCTGATCTCCCTGGCCGACAACGCCAGCGACCAGGGCGTGTGCTGGCCGTCCATCACCACGATCTCCGAGCGCACCTGTTTTAGCGAGCGCGCAGTTCAGAACGCGATCAAGTGGCTGGAGGCGGCCGGGATCCTGACTGCTGATCGGTCGAATGGGAGGCACACTTCCTACCGCATAACCCCCGCAGCATATGCACCCCCGCAGGAGATGCACCCCGCAGCAGGTGCGTCGGTACCCCCGCAGGAGATGCCGAAACCCCCGCAGGAGATGCGCCTACCCCCGCAGGAGGTGCCGTCTAACCGTAAAGAACCATCAAGAACCGTCAGAAGCAACCGTCAGGGTAGCGCTGCGCAGGTTGCTGCCGAACTGCTCCCCGGGCTGCCCGAGAATCTGGTGGCTGACTTCCTCGCTGTCCGGAAGGCCAAGAAGCTCCCGCTGACGGAAACGGCGGTGGCCGGGCTGCAACGCGAGGCGGCCAAGGCCGGCATGAGCCTGGAATCGGCGGTGAGGCTGTGCTGCGAACGCGGCTGGGCATCGCTGCGCGCCGACTGGATCCGGGATCAGCCGACCGCCGCTGCGCCGCAGAAGGGCGCACTGCCGAGGCTCAGCGCATGAGCACCCTCGCCGAGAACGAACGCGCGGCGGTGCACCAGGTCGAGCGCCAGGTGCTGCACACGGCCATGGCTCGGCCGTCCAGCATCGTGGACATGCCGCTGCAGCCGGCGCACTTCGCCAACGAAGGGCACGGCCAGCTGTGGGAGCTGATCCGCAGCATGGACGCCGGGGACAAGCCGGTGGACCCGGTGACGATCGCCGATGTCGCCGAGCGCATGGGCAGCAATCGGCTTCGGGACCTGGCAACGGCCATCGGTACCGACCGGGATCTGTACCCCAGTAGCCAGCCGGCCTACCAAGCCGAGATCCTGACGGCAGCATGGCGCGACCGCGAAGCGCTGGACATCGCCCGGGAGCTGCAGGACGGCGCGCAGTCCCGGCAGGGCGGCGCGGTCGATGCCGCGATCCAGCGGCTGATGGCCCTGCACACGGTCGACCGCAGTTTCGAGCACACCGCGCAGTCGGCGCTGGATGCCGCGATCGCGCAGGCGCTGGAGGCGCAGCGCAACGGCGGCAAGCTGATCGGGGTGTCGACCGGGATCTACGACCTGGACGAGGCGTTGGGCGGCTTCCACGACAGTGACCTGATCATCGTCGGCGCGCGCCCGGCCATGGGCAAAACCGGGTTCCTGCTGGGCGCCACCGCCGCCGCGGCGAAGGCAGGGCCGGTGGGCCTGATCTCCGGCGAGCAGCCGGCGGACCAGGTGGGCCTGCGCTGGCTGGCTGCTGGCTCCCGCGTCAACGTCGGCCGCCTGCGTGCCGGCAAGTTCCGCAACGAGGAAGTCGATGCGCTGCTGGATGCGGCGGAACGCTACGGCGCCATGCCGGTGCGGATCCTCGATCGACCGTCGCCGGACATCACCGAGGTGATCCGCGAAGCACGCCGGTGGAAGCATCAGCTCGGCATCCGCGCCCTGTACGTGGACTACCTGCAGCGCATCGAGATTGCTTCGATGGCACGCGCGCCTAAGTACCAGCAGGTCGGCAGCATCGCTCGTGCCCTGAAGAACCTGGCCCGCGATCTCCGCATCCCGGTGGTGGCGCTGGCGCAGGTGAACCGAGAGGCCGACGGCGAACGACCGCAGATGAAGCACCTGGCTGACAGCTCGGAAATCGAGAAGGAAGCCGACCAGATCATGATGCTGTGGCGCGACCTGTCCAACCCGCAGGCCGAGCGCTCGCCAGCCGAAATCAACGTCGTGAAGAACCGCCACGGGAACATCGGCACGGTGCCGGTGACCTGGCACGGCGGCTCCACGTCCTTCGTCAATCGCAGCGCAGCCGATGAGCTCGGGGAGGTCGCATGACGCCCGCAGAACGATCCCAGTGGTGCATCCAGCAGGCCGAGGCCATCGAGGCCGACCTGCTGCCAGTCGAAGCCGAGGAAGGCCTGCTGCCCATCGGCCGCGCTCTGGCCACGTGGTACCGGTCCATGGCTCGGCGCGTGCTCGAAAACGTGAGGGAGACCGCATGAAGCCCGGAACCTACATCCTCCGCGCGGCCGATGCGCGCGCACGCATGGCGGCGGCCTGGCACTTCGCCTGCAGCTTCCTCGAAGCTGGCCAGGACGTGCGCGTCACCGTGCAGGAGCACAAGCCCAGCCGCAGCCTGGAGCAGAACGCGATGTTCCACGCCATCTGCGGCGAGATCGCCCAGCAGAAGCAGTGGGCCGGCCGCTGGATGGACGGGGAGGGCTGGAAGCGCCTGCTCGTCGACGCTTGGGCGCGCGAGTCGAACCGGCAGCAGGGCGACATCGTCCCCACGCTCGACGGCAGCAGCATCGTCAACCTCTCGATGCAGACCCGGCGCATGACCGTGGCCGATATGGCCGACCTCATCACCTACGCCCAGTGGTGGGCGACCGACAACGAGGTGCGGCTGCGCGACGTGGCGCCGATGCGCGATCAGCGGCTGGCTGAGGGAAGGGCCGCAGCATGAAGGCAGCAGAGATCAAGGCGCTGTACCCGACCGAGGCTGCGCTGTGCGCGCGGCTGATCGAATGCCTCACCTCGACCGGCGGCTGGGTGGTCTATCCGGAAACGGCGGGCTTCGACATCCTCGCGGTGTGGGCGGCGACCGGGCACCAGCTCGGCATCGAGGCGAAGCTTCAGCTCAACGCGAAGGTGGCCGACCAGATCCTGCCGTCGCATTGGTACGGCGGACACGGCAGGGGCCCGGACTTTCGCGCTGTGCTGGTTCCGTGCACGACCGAGGCGAATCACGGCATAGCCCGCATGCTCGACTCGCTGGGCGTGCAGGTCCTGGTGCCGGACAGCTGCAGCGGGCGTTGGAATCCCCAGCCCGGCGAGCAGATACAGCGGGAAGTGCACCGCCAGAACATGCGCAGCATTGCCCCATGGGACACCGCTGGCGGTGCGCTGCACGACTGGGGCCAGCCAGCCTGGTTCGACTGGAACCCTGAGCAAAGGTGCGAACTGCCCGAGATCGTGCCGCTGGTCGCCGCAGGTGTGCCGGCGCCGCTGCGCCTGACACCTTGGAAGATCGGAGCGCTGAAGGTGCTGGCCGACATTGAGCTGGACGGGTTCACCACGGCGAAGGGCGTTCGCGCCCACGGCGTCGACCCGCGTCGCTTCTGCGCATCCGATGGCTGGCTGCAGCAGCAGGGCGAAGGGCGCTGGGCGCGCGGCAGCATCCCTGCCTTCGACCGGCAGCACCCCGAAGCGTACGCAGAAGTTCTGGCCACGGCGCGGGCGAAGCGCGCCGAGGTAGCTGCCTGATGCGCACGAAGAACTCCAAGGCCCTCACCAAGGCTGAGCGTGCGCACATCGATCTGGTGAAGCGATGCCCCTGCAGCGTCTGCGGCAGCTTCAGCGACGGCGCCAGCGACGCCCACCACATCGTGCAGGGCGACCACTTCACCACCGTGGCCCTGTGCAAGGACTGCCACCAGGGGAGCGAAAACGGCTGGCATGGCCGCAAGACCATGTGGCGGATTTACAAACTCGACGAGATCGGCGCGCTGAACGTGACGATCCGCAACGTACTGCTGCTGATGAGCACAAGGGGGAATCTATGACCATGCGACTCACGTTCGGGGTAGACCCGGGTCTCACCGGCGCGGTGGCCACGCTGATCGACGGCGAGCCCGGCCCGATTCTGGACATGCCAACCGTGGACGTGGACGGCTGGGGCGAGGTGGACGCCCGCGCCGTGGTGCTGTTCATCCGCGAGCAGCGCGCCGCACACCCAGGAGCCTACGTCTCGGCTTGCATCGAGAAGGTGGGCGCACGCCCGGCAGACGGCGGCACCAGCGCCTTCCGCTTCGGCCAGACCGCCGGGAAGCTCCAGGCGGTGTTCGAGGTGCTGGGCATCCCCACGACCCGCGTCATCCCCAGCCAGTGGAAGCGGCACTTCGGCCTGCTGAAGACCGAGAAGGACGCGGCACGCCTGCTGGCTATCACTCGCTTCCCGACCGAGAGCAAGACCCTCGCCCGCAAGAAGGACAACGGCCGCGCCGACGCGCTGCTGATGGCCCTGTGGCACGAAAACACCCAGCTGGGCAGCCACCTGACCGGCGACAACCAGGAGCATGCGGCATGAAGGCGCGAATGAGGTTCTGGAACGGCAAGTGGTGGTGCCGCCGGATGGGCGTAACCGGTTGCGGCAACACGATGGAAGAGGCGTGGGAGGACATGTGGGATCTGTACTTCGATGCTGTGCGGCCCAAGGTGGGGTTCGATTACGGGAGTCCGCGAGCATGACCGAGAACGAACTGAAGCCGTGCCCGTTTTGCGGGCGGCCCGCATCCATCGTGTACGACTCTGGCAACGAGGTCTGGAATCAAACGTGGCGTGTCGGTTGCACGCATTGCTCCATACAAATGAAGGAAAGTGGAAGCAATTCGTGGGCTACCAACAAGCTGCAGGATGAAGCCGCGAAGGCCGCTGCGGTGGCCCGATGGAACACCCGCGCCTCCCTGACTCCGCCCGAGGGCGATATGGGGAATCCCATGTCGGTGCCGGATGGGCTCGTGCCGGCGAGCGCGGTGCTGGTATGCGCAACACGCCTCCGTCGCCTCGCGTCGGCAGCCAGCCCGCTGGCCCGCAAGGCATACATCAGGGCGGCCGAGGACATCGAGTTCACCGTCAGCGCCGTCCGCCCGGAGCCGACCTGATCTGCGCATGACCACCGCAACCAGCCTCCAGCGGGGCCGGACCATGGAGAAGGCCCCGCACCGACAGTTCAACCGGCCCTGCCTGCCGGTGGGCGTCGTGTCCGTGCGCGCTGACGTGCAGCGGGTGGCAGAGCGGGCCCTGGCCAAGGTGAAAGAGGTCCGCCGGGCCCGGAGCTGCGGGACGCTGGTGTTCGCCGATCCAGAGGGCAGGGTTTACGCCCTGCGCAGCGAGTCGGTCAGCGCGGACACCATGACCAGCACCCACCCGGAGTGGTTCGTCTGCGAGTACGCCGGCCGGCACAGCGACGGGAGCGGTTCGGCATGCCCGGCAGTGGAGGACATCGCCGAGGACCTGGCATTCCACTTCGGCGAGCTGGGCCGCGAGCTTCGCGACACCCCGGAGCAGTTCGACCTGTGGGGGTTCCACGGGGCATTCGCCGAGGCGCTGTGCTATCTGGCCACCCGGCGCAGGCGCGGCAAGGCCAACCCGGCTCCGTTGAACCACCTTGCGGCTCAGGCGTAATGGACCCATGAGCGACCGCCAGACGCCCAATTCCGACATGCACACCCGTTTCCATGCAGGACGCGCCACCCGGGGCGCTACCCAGTACCGGGACGACCAGCCGGCAGGTGTCGACAACAGCCAGCAGGCAGCACAGGGTTGCCGCGTTGCGGCGGGCGCGTCCGGTAGGCGCGCTGACACTTGCCCCCTGGGAACTGCCGATCTCACAACCCCCGAGAAGTTGAGGCAGGCCAGGCTGCTGGCTCTGTGGTGCTGGCACGAAGAGGATATCGCCGCGCTGTTTGGCGTAACCCTCGCCGAGCTTGCCTGCGCAGCGTGGGAGAGCGACGAGCTGCTCGCCGCACTCACCCCATCGGACGATGAGCGGGAAGCCTACCGGCTCCAGATGACTAATGCTTCCGCCCGCCGGGCGGCAGCGCTCAGGGAGCATCGCGCCACCAACCCGTCAGCGCGAATCCGCAACGCAGTAGCTGCACGACTGTGGGCGGCGCTGAAGGGCAGGTCGGATGGAGCATTGTTCAGCCGGCTGGGCTACTCGGCCGAAGACCTGGTGAGCCACCTGCAGGCGCAGTTCACCCCCGGCATGAGCTGGGAGAACTACGGCCAGTGGCATGTGGACCACATCAAACCCTGCGCGTGGTTCGATCACACCGACCCCGCCCAGTTCCGGGAATGCTGGGCGCTGAGCAACCTGCAGCCGCTGTGGGCGGCGGACAACCTTCGGAAGGGTGCCCGGGCATGGGAGAGCTGACCCCCAAGCAGGAGGGTTTCTGCCAGCGCTACCTCGAGACCGGCAACGCCAGCGAGGCTTACCGCCTCTGCTACAACGCCAAGAACGCCAAGCCAGAGACCATCAACCGCTCGGCCAAGGAACTGCTGGACAACCCCAAGATAGCCGCAAGGCTCACCGAGCTGCGGGCCGTTGCGCTGGTCGGCCACTCCGTGACCATGGCCAGCCTGCTGCAGGAGCTGGAAGAGGCTCGCATCGTGGCCAAGCGGAAGCGGCAGGGAGCCGCCATGGTCCAAGCCACGATGGGCAAGGCGAAGCTGGCCGGCCTCGAAAAGGGCGTGGAACCCGCAGAGACGCCAGTCCCCACGTCGGTGAAGGTCGAGATCATCAGCGGGCGGAAGAATGCCAACGCTTAACGAGCCGCAGGCCGAGTTCCTGGCGCTGCCGCACAAGTTCCGCGCCTTCGTGGGTGGGTTCGGCTCCGGGAAGACCTGGGTAGGGTGCGGATCCCTGTGCCAGCACGCCTGGCAGTTCCCGCGCATCCCGGCTGGCTACTTCGCCCCCAGCTACCCGCAGATCCGCGACATCTTCTACCCGACCGTGGAGGAAGTGGCTTTCGACTGGGGGCTGCGGGCCCAGATCAACCAGTCGAACAAGGAGGTGCACCTGTATGCGGGCAGGCAGTACCGCAGCACGGTCATCTGCCGATCGATGGACAAGCCGGCCAGCATCGTGGGTTTCAAGGTGGGCAAGGCGCTGGTCGACGAGATCGACACCCTGAAGAAGAAGAAGGCCCATGAGGCCTGGCGCAAGATCATCGCCCGCTTGCGCGTGAAGGCGCCCGGCCTGCAGAACGGCATCGACGTGACGACCACGCCCGAGGGCTTCAACTTCGTCTACGAGCAGTTCGAACAGATCCCCGGCAGCGACCCCAAGAAGGCCGCGCTGTACGGCAAGGTGCATGCCAGTACCTACGACAACGAGGCGTTCCTCCCAGAGGACTACATCGAATCGCTGTTCGAGACGTACCCGGAGCAGCTCGTGCTGGCGTACATCCGGGGGCTGTTCGTCAACCTGACCACGGGTTCGGTCTACGGCGCTTTCAGCCGGAAGCTCAACGGCACCACGGCCACGATCGCGGATGGTGAGGCGCTGCACGTCGGCATGGACTTTAACGTGATGAACATGACCGCGGTGGTCTGCGTGATCCGCAACGACCAGCCGATGGCGCTGGAAGAGCTGACCGGGGTCCGCGACACCCCGGCCATGATCACCGCGCTGCGGGAGCGCTTCCCGGAGAACCGCATCACGGTCTACCCCGATGCCAGCGGCGGCAGCGCGCACACGAACAACGCCAGCGTCTCTGACCTGGGCCTGCTCCGGGCTGCGGGCTTCACCGTCCGGGTGGCTGGCGCCAATCCCCGCATCCGCGCGCGCGTGGTCAGCGTCAACGCCATGATCTGCAACGCGAAGGGCAAGCGCCGGCTGCTGGTGAACCCGTACGGCTGCCCGAAGACCACCGAGGCGCTGGAGAAGCAGGCATACGACGAGAACGGCATGCCGGACAAAACCACCGGCTTCGACCATCCGCCCGACGCCCTGGGCTACTTCATCCACACCAGGTTCCCGGCCGTGGCCAGCGCCCGCGAGCGCCCATCCGTTGAACGGACTGCCCCCCTGGTGCCCCATACCCGCAGATGGCTGGAATCCCGGCCCGACGACGCGAATGACGTGGAAGACCGTAGGAGACGCAACCTGTGACGCCCGAAACCACCGACTTCGCCTTCGTGGAAGTGCTGGACGCTGACGCGGCGGCCGAGCAGGCCCGGGCAGCTGAGGCAAACCGCATCCTGCAGGAAGAGGCCGACGTCGGGGCCTGGCACAAGCGGATCGAGTTCGCCCGCGAGTTCGACAAGCATGCGCGCAAGGGCTATGCGCGCGACCGGCGCTACTGCCGCGGTTCCTCCGACCCCCAGGTCTTTGATGTCTCGGTGCCGATCGCGGCCACGTACGTGAACATCCTGACCGGCTTCCTGTATGCCCGGAACCCGGAGGCCAGCGTGCAGCCGGCCGACAGCGCCGGTTCCAGCCGGACGGAAGACGCCAAGCTGCTGGCCCGAACGCTGGAAATCGTCATCGAATCGCTGTGGAAAAAGGGCAGGCTCAAGGCAGTGGCTGATCCCTTCGTGCGCTCGGGCCTGAGCGTGGGTCTCGGCTGGTTCAAGGCCGCATGGCACCGCGAGACCGGCCGCGATCCGGCCACCGAGCAGCAGATCGGCACGCTGCGCGACCAGATCGCCGCGCTGCAGGCGACCGAGCGGCAGCTGGCCGAGGGCGACGCCCCGAACCCAGACGAGCTGCGCGCCATGTACGAGCAGCAGATGGCCAGCCTGGAGCAGGGCGTGGAGACGGTGATCTCCAGTGCCCTGGTGCTCGACTTCGTGCGCGCGGAGGACATGCAGTGCGCGGTGTCGCTGCCGTGCCTGCGCGACTACGTGAACAGCCCTTGGATCGCGCAGCGCATCTTCATGCCGGTGGCTGATGCCAAGGCCGCGTATCCAGAGCACGCCGAGCGCCTGGATAGCGCGACCAAGTATTACAACGTGCGCCCGTCGGACCAAGAGAAGGACGCGGGCAGCATCAGCGACACCGATGCGGACGCCTACTCGACCGGCAATGCCGGCCAGGCCACGGCCAGCGGCGATGAGGCGTGCGTCTGCCTGTGGGAGATCTGGAACCTCAAGACCCGGCAGTTCGCCACGATCGCGGTGGGGCTGAAGCGCTACCTGCGCGCCTGGGTGACGCCGGACCAGGCCACCAGCCGCTTCTATCCGTTTTTCCAGTGGGCTCCGCTGTGGGTCGACGGTCGCCGGCACCCGCAGTCTCTGGTGGACCGCTCCCGCGAGCTGCTGGACGAGTACGACCGGATCCGCACCAACTACCGCGAGCACCGCCGTCGCGCCATTCCGAAATTGGGTTTCGACTCGGGCGCGGTGGACGAGCAGGAAGCGAGCAAGATGGCGGCTGGTGCGATCGGGGAAATGATCGGGCTGAACCTCAGCGGCAACTCGCCGAATACAGTCGTCTTCCCGATCCAGTACAACCAGATCGACCCGGCGCTCTACGACACATCCACCATCCGCTCGGAACTGGAGCTGATCTGGGGCATCCAGGAGGCGCTGTCCTCCACGATCACCGTGGCTAAGACCGCCACCGAGGCAGACATCCAGCAGCAGGGCACAGAGTCCCGCATCGGCTATGCCCGCGATTCGCTGGACGAGGTGCTGAGCGACTTCGCCCAGTACACCGCCGAGAGCGCCATGTCGCCCAACGGCCTGACGCATGACGACGTGGTGGCCATCGCAGGCCCGGAGGCGTTCTGGATCAACACCGACGAGCTGTCGATGATTGAGGCCCTGGTCACCGTCGACATCCGCGCCGGGTCTTCGGGCAAGCCGGCCACGGCCATGAAACAGCAGCAGTGGTCGGTGCTCCTGCCGCAGCTGCAGCAGGCGGTGATGCAGATCGGCGAGATGCGTGGCGCCTCGCCGCTGGACATCGCCGACAGCCTGGAACAGCTGGTGGTGGAAACCATCAAGCGCACCGGTGATACCGGCATCGACCCGTACTCGATCATCCCGCAGGCCCCGCCCATGACGCCCGTGGTGCCCGGCATGCCTGGTGCACCTGGCCCCGATGGCCTCCCGGTGCCGGCCGCCAACGACCCGGCCGCGATGGCCATGCAAGACCCCGGCATGCAGCTGCCGCCCGAAATGCTGCCGCCCCAACTCCCCGCCGCCTAAACGAGGAACCACCATGCCGAACCCGAACGAAGCCGCGCAGGCCGCTGCGCCTGCCCCCGAATCCGACCAGACTGTCGCCGAACAGGTCGAAGCGCCTGCCGCTGAGCAGCTGGACGCCTTCTCCGCCGGCGTGGAAGAAGCCCGCGCTGCGGAGACGTCTGAAGCCGCGCCGGCAGTCGTGCCGCCCGCCGATGACGGCGCACCTGCAGCTGTGGAAGGCGAGGGCGATACCCCGGCCGCTGCCGCCGATGGCGATCAGCCTGCTGCTGCAGCTGCCGCCGCGCCTGCTGCAGCGCCCGCCGCGGTTCCTGCTCAGCCCGAGGCCCCGAAGTCCGTCGACGACGAGATCAAGGACCTGGGCATCACCAACGAGCGCACGCAGAAGCGCTTCCGCGAGCTGTCCGAGCGCGCCAGCGAAGCCGAGAGCCTGCGGGACCGCGCCGGCAAGGTGACCGACTGGGAACAGACCATCGAGCGCACCGGCACCAACCCGCAGCAGTTCGGCGCCACGCTGCTGTACCTGACCGACATCAACTCCGGCGATCCGGCGCGCATGAATCGCGCGTACGACACCATGCAGGCCGAGTTGCAGTTCCTGGGCCAGAAGCTGGGCCGCGAGGCGCCGGGCTTCGACCCGCTGAGCGCGCACCCGGACCTGGCCGAGAAGGTGAGGTCGGGCGACTTGGAGCGTGCCGCTGCCGTCGAGCTGGTCCAGCACCGGCAGCGCGGCGTGCTGCAGACCGAGCACCAGCAGACCCAGCACCAGCGGCAGCAGGCGGAGGTCGCCGAGCAGCAGGGCCTGCAGGCTGTGGCTGCCATTGGCCAGCAGCTGCGCGCCACCGATCCGCAGTTCGAACAGAAATTCGCCTTCCTGGCGCCGACGGTGGACATCATCCAGAACACGCTGCCGCCGGCACAGTGGGCTGCGGCGATCCAGCAGGCGTACCAGCGCCTTCCGGCCCTCCCGGCAGCAGCACCGGCAGTGGCCGCGCGCCCGAACAACCCGGCACGCGCCAGCGCCGCGCCCGCCGTGCCGGCCACTCCGAAGAACCCGGCAGACGCCTTCTCCTTCGGCGTGGCGGAAGCACAGGCGCAGGGCCGATGAGCTGGCCGGTGCCGTCGAAGCTGGCCCGGCAGATCCACGCCATCCTGATCGTGCGGTACGGGATGTGGGGCTGAGCTGTAAAAGCAGCGTCGGCTTTATAGAAACCTGATACCAGCCCCGGCAACCCCGGGGCTTTTTCGTGTCCGTTGCACATGGGCGGGTGGCTGGGATTCTGGCCGCTCTTCCCGAAACACCCACCAACGGAGCCGCCAGCTATGAACGATAAGAGCATCGAAGAACAGATCCAGGCCAAGGGGCTGACCGCACCGCGTGTGACCCCGGCCCACATTGAGGGCGAGATCACTGGCGCGTTCTACTTCACGGCGGCGGACGGCTACAACGCCTCCCCGTGCCATGACCCGAGCGGCCAGCCCGGCGAAGTCCTGCCGCCCCCTCAGTCGTTGGGCTTGCTGACCTTCTGCGTGCTGACGCTGCGCAACGGCTTCACCGTGACAGGTGAGTCGGCCTGCGCCAGTCCGGAGAACTTTGACGCCGAGATCGGCCGCACCATCGCGCGGCAGAACGCCGTGGCGAAGATCTGGCCGCTGCTGGGCTTCCGCCTGCGTGACCGGCTCGCCGCTTCGGCGCTGACCGAAGCCGACTCCCTGGCCGACCTCGCCGGCACGCCCCGGCCCGACCATCCAACCGCAGCCTGACCCCAACGACCCCGCTCCGGCGGGGTTTCTTTTTGTCCGTTGACAGTACCGACCCCTCGCGCATAGTCGCCCCCATCGGCAGATGCCGACACCGCGTGTGACGTAAGCCGGGTTCGCCACCGGTAGCGCTGTACTGAGGCATCGCGCCCCTCGAACGCGGAAAGACCCAAGGCCCCACGGGCCTCCTTCTTTCCCTTCGAGGCTACAACCATGCCCTTGACCACTGCCCAGCTGCTGGCTGGTGCCAACCGTCAGATGGAGTCGTACGCGGCAAACGACCCCATCGACCAGTTCTCCACCGAGCGCCCGTTCGCTTCCTGGCTGATCGCCAACAAGAAGGAATCGACCTTCGGCAACGGCATCTTCAACGAGAAGGTGCGGATCTCGAACGACTCGAACTACCAGAACTACACCGGTGACGACCAAGTCACCTACAACCGAAAGGACACCGTCCGCAAGGCGCCGTACCAGCACTACGAAGCGCACGACGGCTTCACGCTGAACGAGACCGAGCTGGCCAACAACGGCATCATCCTGACCGACGACAAGAACGCGGTCATGTCGGATGCCGAGAAGATCCAGATCGTCAACCTGCTCGACGAGAACTGGTCGGCGCTGAAAGATGGCTTCCAGGAAAACTGGGACATCGAAGTCCACTTGGACGGCTCGACCAACCCGAAGGCTGTGCCGGGCCTGGACCTGCTGGTCAGCACCACGCCGAACGTGGGCGTCGTCGGCGGCATCGATGCGGCCACCTCGCCGTACTGGCGCAACTTCGCCGACATGGGCATCAGCACGGCCACCGCCGGCAACCTGATCAGCCACCTGGAAACCCTGTGGCGCCAGACCACCACCTACGGAAAGATGGGCGCGCCCAACTTCATCCTGGTGGGCGCGGCGATGTACGACGCCATCCAGGCCGATGCGCTGAAGGTGATGGCCCGCCAGATCACCGTGGGCATCAACACCACCGGCGGCATCACCGTCGACCCGTCCACCAAGGCGCTGGCCTTCAAGGGCGTGCCGGTCGTGTGGGATCCGTCCTTCGAGGCCATCGACGCCCGCCTGGGTGCGATCACCTACCCGTGGACCAAGCGCGGCTACTTCCTCAACAGCAAGACCATCACGCTGCGCCCGGTCCAGGGCCGCTGGATGGTCAAGCGCACGCCGCCGCGCGTCTACGACCGCTACACGCACTACTTCGGGCAGACCGCCGACTACGGCCTGACCATGAAGAAGCGCAACAGCAACGCGGTCTTCTCGATCGCCTGACCCCACATCAGCCGGCGGGGCAGCCCCTCGCCGGCGGGAGACCTGAAATGCCCAACATCAAAAAGATTGCTGTTCCGGCCACCGTCAGCGCTGGTGCTGGTGTGGCTCTGAACGTCACCCCGCTGCTCGGCGGTCAGGGCCGCGAGGGGCTGCTGTTCGGCCCGTCTGGCGGCCTTGGCACCGGCGTAGTGCAGCTGCAGGGCGCGCCGAAGCAGGCTGACGGCACTGCCGGCACCTACACCACCATCCAGACCCTCAACTCCGCGACCACCTTCCCGGTAGAAATCGCGGACCTGCCCGACTTCATCCGGGCCAACGTCACCACCGCGCCGGCGGCGGCCACCGAGCTGACGCTCGAAGGAGTCCAGTAATGGCCAAGGTCAAGATCCCCCACGTGCTGCTGCTGATCGACCGCGACGCGAGCACGAAGATCCCGGCCTTGGTGCCGGAGTACGAGCAGCCGATCTTGGAAGAGATCTACGGCGAGGACCTGGTGCACGAGCTGGAAGACCAGGCCAAGGACATCGAGGTCGAGGACTTCGACGCCCAGAAGGCCTTCGACGGGCTGGTGGCCAAGTACCAGCCGACGCCCGAAGGCGACCGGGCGCGCAAGTTCTTCTATCCGAAGCTGCGTGATCTGGAGAAGCGCCTGAAGGCTGCGGGCATCAAGCCGGCCAGCGATGAAGGCGACGAGGACGACGACGCCGACGAGAGCCTGGCCAGCGGCACGATCGCGCAGATCACCGCGAAGCTTGGCGGCCTGTCGGATGACGAGCTGGACCAGCTGGCGGACGAAGAGGCGGCTGGTAAGGACCGCGCCGGCGTCCACGCTGCGATCGAAGCCGAGCGCGAGAAGCGCACCGGCGACCAGTAACCCTCCGCTGGCGGCGGGGGTGGCGGCCAGCTGGGGAAACCTTGCTGGCCGTCTTTTCATTGGGAACACCCATGGCAGACCCCATCAGCTACAACTGCGCGTGCGACGACGACTACGAGCGCACTACGCTTGCCGAAATGCGGAAGCGGCTCCTGCGGCGCCTCGGCTTCTCCGCGCAGGCGGACAATCCGCCGCCGGGCATGGCCGATTTGCTCGACGACTTCATCCGAAGCGCCCAGGAGCTGCTGTTCCGGCGCTACTCGGTGTTCCGCCGGGAGCGCTTCTACACCTGGGACCTGGTGCCCGGCACGCGCTTCTACGATCTGGACGCCAACGCTGACCTCTGCACGAAGCGGCTGGACCCGCGCATGATCACCTGGGCCGGTATCTCGCAGGGTGACGGCAGCTGGCGCCCGCTGTACTGCGGCATCGACCCGGTGATGTACACCGCACGCGGCCCGGGAATCCCCAGCCACTACGAGATCCGGCAGTGCATCGAGCTTTGGCCTGCGCCCTCGGATGCGACCTGGCAGCTGCGGATCAAAGGCCAGTTCGGGCTCGAACCGCTGCAGGCCGGCACGGACTACACGACTGTGGACCCGGAGGCCATCTTCCTGCTGTCCCTGGCCAACGCCAAGGCGCACTACGGACAGCCAGACGCCGGCAACTATGCCTCGCAGCTGCAGTCCTACGTGCGCGACCTGATCCGCGGTGGCCACATGACGCGCCGCTATATCCCCGGGACCAGTGATCCGCGTAATGCCGTGCGCCCGATCCCCGTGGGCGGCTGGCCGGAGGACAACCCGTGAAGCAGGAATCCCTCTCCGCCGTCAAAGCCGGCATTACCCGGCTTCGGGACAAGGGCGGCGCGTCCAAGGACGCTGTCTACGACCTGGTTAACGGCTATGTCACCGCTGCGCGCACGATCAAGTCGCGCCCCGGCACCCGGATCTCCCACGCCCTGCCGCCCGGCACGAAGGGCTTGGTGTTCTTCCAAGGCAAGTTCGTGGTCTTCGCCAACGACGTCATCGCCTCCACGTCGCCCGACGTCGAAATCGAGGTGCTGCGGCACCCCACCGTGCCCGGCGCGCCGCTGAAAGAGATCCACTTCTCGATGCCGTTCCTCGGTTACCTATACGTCGTCGCAGAGTTCGAAGGGGCGTCCGACCCTCGCTACGTGCACTACTGGCTGGAGAAGGGCGAGATCTGGCAGCCCGGCAAGACCTACTTCCCCGGCGCACTGGTCCGCCCGACCGATGGCAACGGGCTGGCGTACCGCTTGGAGAGCGATAGGTCCGGCTACGTGCCTTGGGCTCCCAACGTGGCCAGGGCCGTCGGCGATGTGGTCGTGCCAACCACCGACAACGGGTTTAAGTACACCGTGATCGAGACCACCGGTGCTTCGGCGCGTTCTGGCACCACCGAGCCGGTGTGGCCGACAAACGCCGGCGAGACCGTCTTCGAGGACGCCAATATCCAGAACGCACTCGGCACCAACACCACCGACACGCCTGCGGTCCCGCCGGACGTGAAAGACCGCTACGGCACGGGGAACAGCTGATGGCAGTCCCACTCTGGCAACCCGGCACCCTCTACCAGCCTGGCGACATCGTTCAGCCCATCACCGCGCCGTCGCCGACCGCAGCGCAGGTCGAGAATGGCGACTTCGCCGCTGGCAACGTCAACTGGGACTTTACGGGCGGCGCGGAGTTCTCCACCACCGGTGGCTATTCCGGAAACGGCAACTGCGTGCGCATGCCCGGCAACGTAGCCGACGGCCTGGCACTGAACCGCACACAGCTGGTCGTGCCCAGCACCGGTAGCACGTTCGAAGCCACCGCGATGATCAACCAGGGCGCCTCGATCGCGGGCGCCACTCGCGGCTGGGTGGAGGTGCGCTGGTACGACATCGACGATGTCCAGATCGCGCTGGAGCGCGGCAACGTCGTTAGCGACGGGAGCGGCGGTGCCTGGCACCAGTCCAAGGTCACCGCCACCCGGCCTGCAGGTGCGGCCTACGCGCGCGCAGGCATCGCGCTGTTCTCGGTTGCGGACCACAACCACCCAATCTGGGGCGACAACCTTTCCGTGTCGGGAACGTTCGCCGGGCTGCCCGATGGGCTGGTTTACAAGGCTGTGCAGCCGGAATCAGGCTTCTCGGCGCCAGACGAGCCGGCCTGGCCGCCCATCCTCGGCCAGCAGGTCATCGATAACGAGGTCATCTGGGAGGCGGTGGCATCGACGCGCGTCACCTGGGAGGCTTCGCCGCTGTACGTGAGCGGCGACACGGAACCGGCGTGGCCCACCGACATCGGCGGCTTCGTCAAGGACGGCACGATCAACTGGAAGACCGTGTCGCGGCGGGTGGAGGACGAGAACTGCCCGGATTCGAACATTGTGGTCATAGGGGCCAGCAAGGTGTTTGCCGGTGACGACGACATCGTGCGGTATAGCGCCACAGTGAACCCCTTGGACTGGACCAGCACGGATGACGCGGGGTACCTGCCAACGGGTCTGCAGAACTACGGCGCGAATCCGGTCGCTGCGATGGGCCTGTACCGCGGCAACCTGGTGGTGTTCAACTCCGAGGCCTTCCAGCTCTGGCAGATCGACGAAGACCCGGCCAGCATGGCCTTCATCGACGCGCTGCCGCTCGGCAGCACCCAGCACCGTTCCATCGCCCCGGTGTCGAACGACCTGTTGTTCCTGGCCTCGCAGGGCATTCGTTCCATCGGCATCGCAGCGAGCTCTACGAACTACCAGGCTGGCGATGTTGGCATGCCGATCGACCCGCTGGTTGACGGCCTCATGCGTGAAGTTGGCGCGTCCGGCACGAAGCCAAAGGGGCTGTATCAGCCCGCAGCCGGACAATACATGCTGATTTTCCGGGGGACCGGCGACGTTCGCCCATCCAACCTTCTGCTGCAGGAGAACGGCGATCCGATCCTGCAGGAATCCTTCGACTACATCCACCTGGAGCCATAACGATGGCCGATTCTCCTATCTCCGCTCTGCCGCAAGCAGGAGCTGTCACTGGCGCCGAGCTGCTGGCATTGGTTCAAGGCGGCATCACCTGCAAGGCGACGCTTCTTCAGGTCCTGGCCATTCTCTCGACTCGCTGCGTGTGGGACAGGAATGTCTTCAACAACTCCATGGGAGGCGTAATCAGTAATGGAGGCCTGACCCATACAGCGACCAACTCCGGTATCGGCAACATGGTTTTGGCCAGCCGAGCAAATTCCACTGGGAAGCGGTACTTCGAAGTACGGATGGATGTCGTGACGGGCGCTGGGACGCCGACCGTTGGAGTTGCGCAGTCGAACGCCAGCTCTGCGCAAGTTGGGCAGGGTCCCGTGGTGAGCACCAACCGCAACTCGGACTGGGGCCTGCTGGCAAACTCCGGCAACAAGTATGGCGCAGGTACTTCCACCGCTTATGGGACAGCATTGGCTGCAAACGACATCCTGATGGTCGCTGTCGACCTCGATGCCGACCTGATCTGGTGGGGAAAGAACGGCACTTGGTTCGCCTCTGGGAATCCAGCAGCGGGGACGGGCGCGGCCTTCAACACCGTTCAGGACGCGGTCTACCCGGCCATCACGAACTCGGCTGGCTCAAAGGCCACGGCCAACTTTGCCGGACCCTTCCAGTACGCGCCGCCCGCCGGGTTCACGGCCTGGGACGCCTGATGAAGTCCTCGACGATCCTGGTGTACTCGATCAGCGCCACCGGTCAGGTTGGCGCCTGGTCGCGCTACACCATCGCGCTGAACATCGATGAATGGTGCATCGCCGGGGACGACCTGTACCTGCGGTCCGGCGATTACATCCACGTGTTTGACGAGGATGAGGTGGGGGATGAGACATCCCCCGGCATCGTCGGTCCGTTTAAGGGCGAGATCCAGTGGTCCTGGCTCGACTTCGGCCAGCCCGGCGTGACCAAGAACCTATATGGCTTCGATATCGTCGGCATCAGCGACGTGGCGGTGTCCTTTGGCTATGACCAGAGCAACGGCGGCTACTTCACTACCCCGTATACCGTGCCGGCCGACACGGTGCCGGGTATGGTCATCCCGATGCCGCTGTCGGCGCCGTCGTTCTCCGTCCGCCTGACCTACGACGGTACCGAAAAGTGGCAGTGGAACGCTTTCAGCTTGTACCTGCAGGACCTGCGGGGCATGTCGTGAATCCGTTGAACGCCCGGCCTGCGCTGGAAGAATCTGCCCATGCAGAAAGCGCACCTGCCCTCCAACGTGATCCCGTGCCGGCCGGTCCACCTTCTGGCGCTGGCCGAGGTCATGCGCGAGACCGAGCAGGCGCAGCTGCTGGCGGTGCTGGGGACCGGCACCTACGACCCGGACACCGCCGCGCACTGGCTGATCAACACCTGGGCGCAGTCGGCGCCCTTCGCACTCACCGTGGTGGGGAGGGACGGCATGCCGGCAGCTGCAGGCGGCTTCCATCCGGTGGCGCCGGGCGTGTGGCAGTCGTGGATGGTCGGCTCGGAGGCCGGCTGGAACGAGCAGTGGCGCGCGATGACGAAGGCCACCCGCTGGCTGATCGACTCGCTGCTGGCCACCCAGGCGCACCGAGTGCAGACCAGCGCCCTGACCACGCGCGAGAAGGCTATCGAGTGGTTCGAGCGGTCCCTGGGCATGCGGGCAGAGGGTGTGGCGCGCGGCTACGGCATCAGGGGCGAGGACATCGCCCACTTTTCCAGATTGCGGGGTGAATGATGGGCGGCGGAAGCAACGGCTCGGCCACGAAAGCGGCGCAGGAGGAATCCTGGCGCCAGAACAACATCGATCAGGCCGTCAACCAGATCAACGGGATCTACGGCGGTGCTGCGCGCAAGGCAGAGATCGACGATTTCCTGGCGGCGACGCGGTCGTTCTACTCGAAGGAGCTGGAGCGGCAGAAGGGCGTGGCCGACCGAAGCCTGCGGTTTGCGATGGCGCGCAACGGGCTCACCGGCGGCACCGCGTCGATCGACGCCAACCGCACCCTGGGCGAGAACTACCAGTCCGGCATCCTGAGCGCTGACCGCTTGGCGCAGCAGGCTGCGGCAGACCTGCGCACCGCCGACGACACCTCCCGCATGAACCTGATCTCGCAGGCCAGCACCGGCATGGGCCTGACCAGCGGCGCGCAGCAGGCGGCGCAGGCCATGCAGGCCAACCTCGAGAGCGGGCGCGGTGCGATGAAGGCCGACGCCTTGGGCGACGTCTTCGGCGGCCTGGCCAACATCTACACCAACTCCAAGAACATGGCAGATGAGCGCCGCGGCAGCCGCGCCTACGGCCTGATCTATCAGCCCGGCTTTGGTGCCGGGGCAGGTGGGCGATGAGCCTAGACGCTCCCACCGCGCTGGTGGTGCTGGACGCGCTGATGGCGCCGATCAGCAACCCTTCGCTTGGCGACATCCAGCTCCTGCAGGAGGCCACCGCGCAGTTGCCGCAGGTGGATCTGCCGGTGGAGCACACGTTTCTCCCCGGCCAGTACCTGCGGAAGCTGGCGATGCCGGCAGGCACGCTGGTGGTGGGCAAGCGGCACCGGCACCGGCACGCCCTGATCGTCACCGGGCACGTCACCGTGCGCACCGAGGCGGGCATGGTCGAGCTGCAGGGCACGCACGTGATCGACTCGCAGCCCGGCATGAAGCGGGCCATCTACGCACACGAGGACAGCGTGCTGATCACCTCGCACCTGACCGAAGAAACCGACCTCGAGCGCATCGAGGCCTACGTAATCATGCCGGACGACGCGGTTCTGGAAATCGAAGGGGAAGCGAAATGACCTGGGTAGCAACTGCCGTCGTGCTCATCGGCGCCGCCGCGAATCAATACAACACCCACCAGACCCAGAAGCGTCAGGACAACGAGCTGGGCCTGCAGATCCAGCAGCGTGCCGCGCGGCAGAACGAGGCCGACAAGGAGGTGATGAAGACCATCGCCGACCGCGCTGCCAGCGACGGCGACGCCGGCCGGTCTTCGATGCTGGACCAGTACATGAATCAGGTGCGGTCCGCGCAGGGCTCGGCCACGTCCGGCCTGCGGCAGGTCGGCGGCGTGTCCGATGCATACCGTCAGGCTGCAAACGACGCCGCGCTGGGGATCAGCGACTACGCCGGCGACACCGCCAGCCTGATGAGCCGAATCGACGCGCCGGTGCGGCAGCGGCAGGGTGAGCAGCAGCAGAACGCGCAGCTCAGCACCGCGCTCAGCCTGATCGGAAACCGTTCGGCCGGCCAGGACTTCCTGTCCAACCTGCGGCTGCAGGGAATCCGCCGCAACCCGGGGCTCGATGCCTTCGTCCAGGTGGCCAATGCCTATGCCGGCGCCGCTGGTGGCGGCGGGGCAGATGCCTCCGGCCTATCGAGCCAGGCCAACGGCATCACGGCGGCGAACAACGGCGCCATCTTCGCGAACAACTCCAAGCGCTGGGGCTACTGACATGGCAGACCTGATGAGCATCCTCCAGGCCAACGCCGCGCCGCCGCAGGGCTGGACCTCCGTTGGCCAGGCGCTGGCTGGACTCGGCGGTGCCGGCAGCCAGAACGCCTACGACCGTGGCATGGCCAAGGCAGCGCAGCTGGACCAGCTGGTGCAGACCGCGCGCTACAGCCGCGAGAAGGCGATGGAGGCGGAGAGGCAGCGGAACCAGCAGACTGGGCTTGCCGCAGCGCTCGAATCGAGTGGCTGGAGCCCCAACGATGCGCGCGTCGCAGGCGCCTTCGCTGGATCAGGGCTCAACCCCAACGAATATGCTGCGGCTCGCCTCGCCGGGCAGGAGTTCGGGAACCGCGACAGCATCGTCGCTTCGGCCCTGGGCGGCAATCTGCCTGAAGCCGGCGCGTACAGCATGGGCTTGGCGAAGGGGCCGATTGAGCTGACGAAGATCGTCGATGGCACCGGCTATAACCCGTATCTGGAGGCCGACCAGCAGTACCACACGACCCCTGTGGGCCAGTCGACCATCGGCCAGCGGAACGCAGCGGCAGCGGCGAGCTACGCCAGCGCTGCAAACTCCAACGCTTCGGCCGCACGCACGAGGCAGGCCACGGTGTTGGACCGCGCTGATACTGCCGGCGGCCGCGGTGGAATGAAGGCGCCTTCGGGATACCGCTGGAACAACGGAAACCTGGAATTCATCCCGGGTGGGCCGGCCGACCCCGCGATGAAGTCCAGCGGCGCGCCCAGCGAGGGTGAGCGGAAGTCGGCGACGCTCCTGGCTCGTCTTGAGGGCTCGCTGGGGCAAATGAACAGCGCGATTGCTGACGACGAAACCGCCGCAAAGCCGGGGATCTTGGCGGCGCTCGCAGGGAACATTCCGTTCTCCGGTGAGACCGCACGAAATCTCGCCAACTCCAGCGAGCGCCAGCGGGTGGAGGCAGCGCAGCTGGATATCCTGGACGCCGCGCTGACGCTCGGCACTGGTGCGGCGTACACGAAGGAGCAGCTCGAGGGCTATCGGAAGTCCTTCTTCCCGCAGCTGGGCGACAGCTCGGACACGGTCAAGGACAAGCAGGATCGGCTGAACACCGTTGTGAATTCCGCACGCATCGCTGCGGGGCGCGCAGCACCAGCCGCCGCAGCTGTTGCACCAACCAGTGCGGCCGAGGCCTTCGGCGGCCCGCCGGCATCCCCCTTGCAGCGCGCTCGCAACCCCAACACCGGTCAGGTGGTGGTCCTCCGTAATGGTCAGTGGGTACCCGAATAATGGCTACGCCTCCGCTTCCCCCCGGCTTCATCCTGGAACCCACCGCGCCGGCCGCCCCCGCGCTGCCGCCGCCCCCGCCTGGTTTCGAGGTCGAGCAAATTCAGACCCTGCCGACGGTGCAAGCCGGACCTCCGCTGCGGCATGCCGATGGGCGTCTGTCAGAGGCCGGCTGGGAGGCTGAGCGAAAGGCCTTGGAACAGCGGCGACAAGGGGAAATCGACGACACCAGCTTCCTCAGCAACCTCGTCGCGGGCTATGGCCGCTCGCTCCCGACCTTGTACCAGGGCGCGAAACAGGGGTACGTCGACGCGGTGTCGGCACTCACCGGGGGTGCTGCTGATGTGCTCGGGGACTTCGGTGGTGAAACCCTGGGTGGGCTCCGCAGGAGCGCGGCCGATTACTTCGGTGGCATGTCGCGCGACCTCCAGCGGGAGACGAATCAGGAGCGCGTAGACAGCCAGGCGCTAACCAGCAGCGGAGGCGGCATCCTCGGCGGCGTGATCGGCGACATCGCGAACACTGCTCCGCTGCTGCCGGCCGGTGTGGCATCCAAGGGAGCGACTCTTACCCGAGCGATTAGCCAGGCGGCGGCGGGCGGCGCGATCCAAGGGGCCATCCAGCCGGTAGCAAGGGATGGTGAGCGTCTGGATAACACGCTCATTGGAGCGGCGCTCGGCGGCGGTCTCTCGGCGGCCGGCCGTGGTGCAATGCGGCTTGGCGAGAACATTCTTCCGCAGAACATCACCGCCCGGGCCCTCAACTTCTTCAACAGCAGGGCGAACGCCAAGGACTACGCGGCCGACGGCGAAGCGCTGGCGCAGCGCACCGGCATCGATTTCACGCCGGGCATGGTGAGCGGCGGCCGTGGCCAGACTGCGATGGAGAACATGGCCAGGCAGAGCGTTTTCTCGGCGGATACTGCGTTTGAGGCAGACCAGAAGATCGCGAACCAGGCGATCGACAACGTCAACCGCATCATGGACCGGATTTCGCCGGATAGTGCGTCGCCGCAAGGCATCGGCGACCGCGTCCAAGGTGCCGTGGACAAGGCGGTGGAGAGCGTGGGCGCACGCCGGGAGGAAATGGCGAAGCAGCAGTACGGCGCGATCCGGAAGATGGTCGGCGACGCGCCCGTTGTCGACTATTCGCGCACCCGGCAGGTTCTGCAGGACATCATCGGCGAGAACGCCGACGTCATTGGCGCGGACGCGCGGCGTGTCCGTTTGCAGGCGCAACGCATGCTGGACGAACTGAGCGGGAAGGATGGCTTCAGCCTGGATTCCGCCCGAAAGTCTCGCAGTTCCTACGGGGCAGCGGCCAGGGGGCAATCCAACCTGCTGAGCAACGTCGACCGCAATGTGAACAAGGCGTTTGCCAAGCGCATGTATGGCGCAATCAGCGATGACATCGACGCTGCAGGCCAGAGGCTGGACGAGGCTGCCGGATTTGGACAGAACGGGATCGTCCCGGAAGGTTCAACCGTGATGAAGCCCAGCGAGATGCTGAAGGCAGCCAACGACGAGTACCGCAACCACACTGACCTGCTCAGGAAGATCGAGCAGAGCCCCTTGCGCCGCCTCCTTGGCGACAAGCTGGATGTGGATGGCTTCACGTCCTATTCCCTGCCGCCGGAGACGGTCGTGCAGCGGATCAACGCGATGAAGCCCTCGGAACTGGCCCAGGTCCGCTACTTCATGGAGCGGAACGAGCCGGAGGTGTGGGGGCAGTACAAGCGCATGATCGTGGAGGACGCCCTGAGCGAGGCGCAGAGCGCGCCGGCCTCGGCTGGCGCGAACCATGTGCCGTTCAACGCCGGCGGATTCATCCGAGCCTTGGGGGGCGACAAGCCGGACAGGATCGAGCGCCTGAAGTCCACCTTCAACCCCGACGAAATGGAGGAAATCATGGACGCCCTCCAGGCAGCGCGGCGAATGGGCGACAAGTTCGGCACCAACTTCAGCGGCACCGGGGCCTACAACGAGGTGATGAATGCCTCGAACGGGTTCATTGACGCAATGAAGAACATGAGCCTCAAGGCGGGAGTGGCCACGGCGGCGCCTATCGCTGGCTTCAACAAGGTGGCCAGGATGATGGTGGACTCGAACGGTCGCAAGGCGCTGATCGAGCTGTCGAGGCTACCCCCCGGCTCTCGCCGGGCCAACGACCTGGCCGCCTACCTGGCCGCCACAGCAACCGCTGGGACGGACGATCCGTTGGAAATTGAGATCGTTGGCGGAACGCCGGAAAGCCGGGCAGGTCAGTAAAGGTTGACCATCAGGACGTAGGCAAGGATGCCTACGACCATGGCAATGCTTGCGGGGATGATGGGGCGGATGGTGGTGTGGATCTTCCACCATCCGGAGGCAGCCAGGACCAATCCCACCAACAAGCAAGCCAGCGCGCAAGCCATGGCCCATGCGACTGGCATGAGGGCCACCTTCCACCATGCAAACCCGCTCTCGCGGATTCGGATGGCCATGGTCACCGGGGCGGCAAGCGTCGCCCATGCGATGAACTTTGCCACGGTTCCCCTAAAGTGTTGCTGGACATACGCCCGCACGGTGAGTGGCGGCGCAAGCGCGGGAACAGTGCCCGCTCCCTTGGGTTCGTGGCTTTTCACAATGGGGTTACTCTGTGCGCGTCACGCAGCGGAAATGCAGCGTCGCGTCCGGCCAACCGCCGAAGGCACGCGCCTGCTTGGAGTCGGCCGCCATCGTCTGCATCACTTTGCCCTTCTGGGCGCAGAATTCAGCAGCCTGCTTGTAGTTCTTCTCCTGCATCTTTCCCGATGAAGAGAAGCCAGTCCGGCCTCTTGCTGCGATGTGATAGCCGTCAGGGCCATCGGGCACGATCCCGGAGTTCGAGACGCAGCCTGCGAGCGCGGCGCATGCAACAACGGTGAGAATTCTCTTAATCACTGAGCTTCCTTTCTGGTGGATGGTTTCCGGCAGCTGCCATGCCAGCTGCCTCGGCTGATGGGCCGGATGGTAGCACCCGGCCGCGTGGGGCGGCCGGAGCGGCTGGTCACCCCTAGAGGATGTCGAGCCATGCTTCCTGGGCCTGGCCGCGGCGGCGGGCGAGGGACACGGCATATGCGGCTGCGGCCTCGTGGGCCTGGTCAGCCATCGCGTCGAATGCCGGATTCAGATAAGAGCCGCCAATGGCTCGGGAAGCGGCGTGGGTGAAGATTGCGCGGACCAAGTCTTCATCGACGAGGACGTTTCCATCGTGTTCGGTGCTCATTGCCTTCTCCTTTGGCGCCCCGGCCAATCCAGGGCCGTCGGCATCGTAGCACCGTCCGTTGAAGGGGATCGGAGTGGGGGTAGGGTGGGGTCATGGAACCCATCCGACGCCCCGGCACTCGATTCGTCTGCTCCCTCAACGCAGAGGCGCAGCCCATATGGGAGCGCCTGAAGCGTGCTGCCGCGCGCAAGAATCCCAGGCAGGTCAAGAAGCAGAGCCGGGCTCTTCGACTCCAGGGCCATATACAAACTCGTACCCTTCAGCCCCAGGGCTGAACTGAAGGTGTTTCGGGTCTAGAGGAATGGTGACGCTGGGATATTCGTTGGCAGCGTCCGAGGCCCATTCCCAGACCAGATGGGGTATCCCCTCGATGTAGACCATGTCGCAGTTGGCGATGTTGTCCCCGATTCGGACCATCACCCGCCACACCTTCATTTCTTCCATGTCTGTCTCCGGTAGCTGATTGGCTGGGTCGCACCGCCAATCCTACCGGGGGCAGGCGCCTTCCGTTGAACCCGCCCGGCGCCCGGGCAGCATGGCCCCATCAACAGCAGGGGCCGGCCGTGAGCCAATTCGACGAGATCATTGACCGGGTCCTCTCCCATGAGGGTGGGTACGTGAACAACCCCCGGGACCCGGGCGGCGAGACCCAGTGGGGAATCAGCAAGCGGTCCTATCCCCAGCTGAACATCCGGGCCCTGACCCGGCCCGACGCCGTGGCCATCTACCGCCGCGACTTTTGGCAGCGGGTGAGCGGCGACCAGCTGCCAAGGGCCTTTGCATTCCAAGCGCTGGACGCGGCAGTCAACCATGGCATCGGCAACGCCGTCCGCTGGATTCAACGGGCTGCAGGCGTGGCGGACGATGGGATTATCGGACCTCGTACTTTGGCCGCAGTGGCTGAAGCCGATCCCGCCGACCTGGTGCTGCTCTTCAACGCCGAGCGCCTGGAGTTCTACGCCAAGCTGGGCACCTTCGATGCGTTCGGCAAAGGCTGGACGCGGCGCGTGGCCGGCAACCTGCGGTACGCCGCGCGGGACAACTGATGCCCGCGTCCAAGAAGCAGGCGAAGGTGTCGCCGATCAGCCAGCTGCAGGGCGTCCTGCTGGTGCTGGATAACCGAAGCGGCCGGCCAACGGCCGAGATGCTGGCCAATGTCCGCGAAATGGTCGGCGACGCCCTGTCGGTGATGCAGGAACCGGATCCGGTCAAACAGCGCATCGGGTTCGTTCTGCTGGCCATCCAGCAATCCACTGAGGTGAAGGTCAAGGTGGTGCGTGACAAACGCATCACCCGTGTGACCGTAATCGACCAGCCCCTGTACCACTGGGCGCTGGAGGAAATCCACGCATTGGCAGGTGCCGCATGACCTTCGCGACTCGAAATGTAGGGGCTGCCCGGTTCGGCCTGGCCGTTCTGCACGTCTTCCTGCTGGGCATGGCCATGGCGGCACTGCTCTATGTGAACGTGCCGGCGAACAACGAGAACGCCCTCATGCTGCTGATTGGAGCTCTGGTGGCAAACAACGGCGGCATCGGCAGCTACTACTTCGGCAATAACAGCAGGGCGCGCGGCCCTTCCGGAGGGTGAAATGAGTCCAACCGCGATCAAGATCGCTATCGGCGCTGCGCTGTTCGCGGGCTGGTCCGCCGGAATGTTTGGCGCCGGCTGGGCCTGGCGTGGCGACCGCGCCGAGGGCAAAGAAGCGCGGCAGGAGGCCGGCGCCGCCACCGCGCAGGTGCAGCAGGTCAACGACGTGCGCGCCACCGAACACACCCAGGCCGCTGCAGTGGCCGACATTGGAGTGAAGCATGAAGAAGACCGTACTGAGGCCGCGACCGTCCCTGCTGCTGTTGCTGCTGAGCTGCGCAGTGGTCAGCTCCGGCTGCGCGACGGGTGGGCAAGCTGCGAGATCCAGCGTCTGTCCGACGCTACCGCCGCCGCCATCGAACGTGATGCGGCCGCCGAGCGCCGAGAGAGCTTTGCGGGAGCTGTTGTTCGAGCCGGGCGTGACGCCGACGACCAGCTCCGAGCCTGCCAAGCCGTGATCGCTGCGGACCGCGCCGGGGGCGGGTAATGGCCGGTAAGAAGATCCAGCTCAAGGACCAGCTCGGCCGGGTCATTCACCTCAACAGTGATGCGACCGACGGCGCGACGCTGGGCAAGAATCTCTACGGCGCCGATGGGAAGCTACTCACCGCAGACCAGATCATCAACCCGCCTGCGAGCAACCAGAGCGCCTCGGCCACGGTCTGGAAGCTGATCCGCGAAGTGCCGGCCAACATCCAGAAGCTGGCCAAGCTGGCCACCAACGGATTCGCGGTGCGGCAGGCCAGCGGGGAATGGGTGACGCGGTCGCTGCAGGCGGGCGTTGGGATCGACATCACCAACCCCGACAGCGATGCTGGCGACCCGACGATCAGCCTTGAGGACCTGCCCGACAGCGGCGTCGGCGCGGCGCTGGTCAAGATCACGCGGGACGGGAAGGGGAGGGTAGAGGGCACGCAGCCTGCGAGCACCACCGACCTGGCCGAGGGGTCTAACCTCTACTTCACCGACGCGCGCGCAGACGCGCGCATCACGGCGCAGAAGGGGCAGCCGAACGGGCTGGCAACGCTGGGCGCTGATTTAAGGATTCCCAGCGCCCAGCTACCCGCGATCGCGATCACAGAGACATTCGTCGTCGGCAGCCAGGCCGCGCAGCTGGCGCTGACCGCCCAGGAGGGCGACGTCGCCGTCCGCACGGATCTGTCGAAGTCCTACATCAAGAACAGCGGCACCAGCGGCACGATGAGCGACTGGACCGAGCTACTGGCGCCCAGCGGCGGCTCGGTTCTCAGCGTCAACGCCCGCACCGGCGCCGTGGTTGTCCCCGACTTCGTCATCAAGGCGACCGCACCAGTGGCGGGCGACTTTGGCCGAGCCATCATCGACGGCGACCGCTGGTTCAACAGCACGAGCGGAGTGGACTACATCCGCGTCGCTGGCGCCTGGGTGCACGACAACGCGGCAGCGCTGAGCAGGTACATGCCTGCCTACCTCGCCAACGGCTCGCCCTCGCCGGTGCCGCTCAACGCCGACGGCACCGTGCCTGCGTACCTGGCAAACGGCACCTCTTCACCCTTCGCGACGCAGGCCTGACATGGCAGACATCATTCCCCTGAAGTTCCTCAAGACCACCGGCGGAGCGGTGGTGGCGCCGTCGGAGCTGAATCCGGGTGACAGCATTCCGAGCGCGTACATCGGCGGCCTGATGGGCAGCAACATGCTTATCAACTGCGGCGTGCCGGTGATCAACCAGCGCGGGTTCGCTGGCGGCGCGCTTGCCGCGGGCGTGTATGGCTACGATCGCTGGAAGGCTGGCGCGGGCGGGTGCAACGTGACGATCAACGCCACGACAGGTCAGTTCACGCACACCAGCGGCCCGCTGGTTCAGGTCGTGGAGTCACCGGAGGCGGCGTGGGGAGTTCCGGTCACCCTGAGCGTTGAAAGCCCGTCTGGCGCAATTTCGGTGAACATCGGCGGCGCCACGGGTTCCATTACCGCCGGAGCGGGACGCCGCAGTGTCACGCTGACCCCGACGGGCACCGGCAACATGGTCGTGCAGCTCACCGCAACCGGCGTCACCTACAGCCAGCCGAGGCTCGAGCGAGGCGCGGTCATGACGGTGCCCGAGTACCGTAGCCCCGCAGCAGAGCTCATGCTTTGCCAGCGTTACTACGAAAAGAGCTACAACCAAGGCGCATCCCCCGGAGCGATAACCACGGCTGGCCGGGAGAGCCAGTTCTATGACAGAAACACCAGCGGGAACTCCTTCGGAACCTTCAGTTTCAAGGTGTCGAAGCGCAGCACCCCAGCGGTAACGCTCTACAACGACCAGAACGGCTCCCCGAACCAGGTGGCCAGCGTAAATGGTGTTGCACTCGCAGCGAGTGTGACGCAGCCGGGCGAACGGGGCGCATCATTCTTCTATTCGACCGCGGCCGGGCAGTGGGGTGCGAGTTTTCACTGGACAGCGGATGCGGAGCTTTGACCATGTATCAGCTCACCGAAGACCCTGATTTGATCTTGTGCCTCGCGACGGGGGCGACTATTCCTCGCGGGCACTACCTATGGCCAACGGAGTGGCTGCTCACCAACACGCCAGCGCCGATTCCGCCGCCGTACCTGCCAAACACCCCAGCCCATCACCGCGCCATCCGCGACGCGGCGTGGGCATGGATGGCAGCTGTAGTGCAGGAGCGCGGGTACGACAGTATCGAGAGCTGCTGCAGCTACGTGACCAGCGCCGTGCCGCGATACAAGGCAGAGGCGTTGGCGATGGTGGCGTGGCGCGATGCGGTGAACCAGACGCTGGAGCAGCTCGTCCTGAACCCGCCGGCCGGGGTCGATAGCTGGGAGGAAGTGCGCGCTCTTCTGCCGCAACCGGAGGCGTTTCCTTGGCCGGAAAAGGTCGATCTGCCGCTGGATGGTTCAGACGGCCCGATCCAACTGCCGCCGGCCTGACGCGCGCCTACGCCACCGGCTCCAGCAGCTGCTCGGTGTTGTTGCGCGGCGTGTTGACCGCGCGGCTGACCCGGTAGGCTTCCATCGCCGGCGGCGCGCTGGCCAGCAGCATGGCCATGGCGCCGTCGGCATCGGCCGTCATCCATTCCTCGGCCTGGTCCGGGTTGAGCCATACCGGCATGCGATCGTGGATATCGGCCGACACGCCGCTGCTGTCTCCGGTGATGACCGTGAAGGTGCCCAGGTTATCTTCGCCGAGCAGCTTGCTGGTGTCCTCCCATAGCCCGGCGGCCCATAGGGGCGTAGCCGCATGGATGAACCACGGGTCCTTCTTCCCGTCGTCCGGGTTGACCGACCACTCGTAGTAGCCGGCCATCGGGACCAGGCAGCGGCGCGCCTTGAACGCGCTGCGGAAAGCCGGCTTGGTGGCAACCGTCTCGATGCGGGCATTGATGGTCGAGCCCTGCAGGCCCTTCGCCTTCGCCCAGAACGGGAGCAGGCCCCAGGCCAGCCGCTGCGCCACCAGCCCTTCGCCACGGTCCAGCACCACCGCGGCGCGCTGCGTCGGCGCGAGGTTGTAGCTGGCGGGCAGGGACAGCAGGTCGCCTACCAGCTGGGGGAAGCCCAGGCTGGCGGCGTCTCGGATCGGGGTCTGGACGAATCGGCCGCACATGGCCAGACCATACTCCAGCCGACCTGGCCGGCCGTTGGCATGCCCTTCACCGGGTCGTTCTCATCGCCTGAGCCGGAGCAGGAGTAGGCTGCGGCCATGGACATCACTGACCCAAAGCCGACCCGGCCAGACCCCACGAAGATGGAGCCCACCCTGGGCCACCTGCTGCTCCCGCCGGACCCGCGCACACCGGAGGAAATAGCCGCTGCGTCGCGGAAGGAATCAGCGCGGCGCAAGGGCCGGGGGCGCGGGAAGTGGTGGGAGAAGGGCGCTCCGCAATGAAATCGGGCCTGCGTCGGATCAATGACTTACAGACCAAGACGCAGCTGCGAATGCGGAGCGGGTATACGGGCAAAACCCTTGTGGCAGTAGTGGCCTTCCGGAGACTTTTAATCTTTTGGTCGATGGTTCGAATCCATCACGGCCCACCAATTGCATCAACGACTTAGGCGCCCGATGGGCGCCTTTTTTGTGGGTTTGGATGAGAAGGGCAGGTAGCCAATGCGGCCAAGGCGGCATCGACACGATGTCCTGCGGCTTGGAGCTCGTAGCCAAAGACGGTGGTGGTTGAATGCGCCAGTGCGCGTTGATGGGTGATGGCAGCAACCAGGTCGCCAATCGCCAGGTCCCGCTTGCTTGCGGATGCGATGGGTGCCATGCGGGACGTTAGCGCAGAAGCCAGTATCTGCTGCGCGTGCGCAAGTCCGACCACCCTTTCGTATGGTGGCAGGACCGACGCCAGCTCAGCGCGGGACGTGAGCTGTGCCACCAGCGTTGCGGGATCCAT